CACGTCGGGCTCCCCCCTAGGGAGGACCCGTGAGCCTTTTGGCGTATTTCGTCCCCGAATCCGTGCGCCTTGGCGCGCATGGTGACTCCCGTCACAGCGTCATCCGAAACAGGGTCTCTTCGATGGCCTGCTGGCCGAGCGCGACGGCCTTGGTGTCCCACACGCGCTGGGCGGTCTCCCACAGCTTCGTTCGGGCAGGCGTGCGCACCGTGTACCGGAACCACCAGATTGCTTCCACATCGACGCGACCGCCGAAGCTGGAATGGCGACGACGGAAGATGCCCTTGTCGGTCGCGAAGTAGCTGACGCCCGCGCCTTGCTTCTTGCTCCCTTTCTTCGTGCCACTGGCGAAGAACACCTTGCCGCTCGGGTCGCTGCGGATCTGTGCGCCAACACTGGTTGGATACATAGAGCGCGGCACATTTGTCGTGGGCGTCCGCAATCCTTTGGCCGGCAGGAAGAAGCCGGACGTGATGACCTTACCGCTGCCGAGGCGGTACGCTTGGTTCCGCTCGGTGCGGGTCTCCCCTTCCTCGTGCCGTGCGAGGATGCGCCCGAAGTTCTTGGTCGCGCTGGCTTTGGTCCCACCTGGGCCATCGCTCCCGATGACGAGGATGGCCTGCTTCTCGCGCTTGCCCGAGGTCGAGGCCGATTGGAACACCACGGCCTTCTTGAACTGCTCTTGCGTGCCACGCATAGAGAAGCTCGAGGGCAGGCGTTCGCGCATCTCCCCCTGAGCGGTCAGGCCGACCCAGTTGACCCACAGGGTGACAGCCTTGGGTGCGTTGCGGCCCAGTGCGGCCATGGCCTGCTTGACCTCGGCCACGCCTTCGGTGCGGATGCTCAGATTCACGACCGTTCCCCCCGTTTTGTGATCGGCATCACGCCGCTGCCCTCTGGAAGTTATCCACATCGACGACCAGTCGGGCCGATGTCCCGTCATCCACCCGCTCGCAGCTCACGCGCGCCACACTGGCGTCGTCGGCGTAGGCAATGCCGCGGAGCAGGTCGAGCGTGCCCTTGATCCGGTTGTCCACATCGCCTGTCTTTTGTGACCGGTGCCATGTGATGCTCACCGACAACTCGCCGGCCAAGGGGACGACGTGCCGAAAGAGCAAAGCCGCGGCTTTCGTGTCCACGCTGGCGCCCTTCGCCTTGTAGGTCCGACCTTTGCCCACCTTCCAGAGTCGATTGGCACTGGTCACCACGGGCAGCGTGAACCGCCACGCTCCGCCAGGGCGCATGGTGACCGTGGCCTCCGCCCACGTGAGCGGCGCGGCCCGTTTCGCGTTGGTGGCCGTTTTGCGGGGTTTTGTGGTCGAACCCTGCCCGTTGCTCGTCTTTCGAGCCTTCTTGTCAGGACGGGGCCTCTCAGCGCCACGTAGGGGGGTCATGCGGCCACCTTGGTCGAGCCGTGGACGATCATGAGCGCCCCGTCCAACCGTGCCAGCGGGTCGTCGCGGTGGTCGGTGGCGTTCTTCGCGAGGGCGGCCAGCCGCTTGCCGAGGTCGGCCGGCGAGGCCCACGGCGCCGACCGGCCCTTCGTGACGATCCCGCAGTAGTCCCGGACCGCCATGACGAGAGCCGGGTGGGTCACGTAGTACGGGTCGTCGATGGTCCGAAAGGACGGACCGAGGACGCTGATGAGCTGGCCGACGTTGACGTCGCCGATCTTGCCTCGCCAGGCGTCGAGGCAGGCGGTGCGGTCGGTGGGCGAAAAATGGGGGTACTTGGCCTCCACGTCGAGCGATCGGGGCGCACCACGCCGCCGTTTCGCGTGGTGCACCTGTTGGTCGTTGGTACTGGTCGTTGGTACTGGTCGTAGGTCGTTGGTATGGTGCGCGAATGCCTCGCGAATGCCTCGCGAATCATTCGCGAATGCCTCGCGAATGTCCGTATCTTCATACGTTTCAACGATTTCTGGGAAGGCAGACTTCGTATTTGGGTGATCGACCTTCTGGTGCTTGCCCCAATTCACGATCTCGATGATGCGCTGGCCCGAGGACGTTTTTCCGCGCCGAATCCGACCAATTCGCGAGAGATTCGCGAGGCCTGTGCACACATCCTGACGGCGATCAGTCTCCCCGTCGAACATGTCGGCCTCGATCTTGACCGGCTTGTCCAGCACCCGCCCGCAATCGTCGGCGCTGGACACGAGAAACAGGAACAGCAGCCGATCTACGTCGGACAGCGGGGTCAGCTTCTCGTCCTGCCAGAACTCCGGCTTAATCGTCCTGATGCGCGCCACTAGGCGACCCTCCAATTCGACGGCGAGCCCATCGCGATCCCGTGCTGGCTCGCGAACACGTCGCGGCCGTCGTCGTCTGCCATATCCATGATATGCCCCCGCAGGTACCTCAGTTTGATCGACTTGTCGCGGGACGCCCCGCCGTATCGCATTTTCATGCCGGAGACTTCCATCACGTCCGGCAGCACAATCGTGGACACATCGCGCCGGCCTGCCCGCACGTCTTGCAGTGCGTCCGAGGCCGCGTTGGGGTCGAGCACCCGTGAGAGCCCGAAGATGTTGGCCGCCATCTGCTCCTTCTTGCCTTTGTTGTAGAGCCAGTCGACCAAGGGCCGCCGGTAGTGGGCGAGGGCATCGCCGCCGGTGCGGCTGCTGTTGAGCTGGGTGAGCAGGATCATGGGGATGTTCATGGCCTTGGCCGCCCGCAGCGCCATCGACTGCATCTGGTTCGACAGCGCGATCTCCGGCCCCGACTCTCCCACATCGTTCTCCGCGTGGTCCATGTGGTCCACGATCACGATGTCCGACTCTTGCAGGTGCGCGACGTGCAGCGCCCGCGCGAAGCTCTTGGGCGTCAACGCGTCGATCGGCTCGATCCGCAGGCTCTCCAGCAGCTGCCGATCCTCGCGCATGAGCCGATAGGCCACGCTCAGGTCCTCGTGCTGAGCCTTCGCCGTCGCGTCGCCGGCATCGGCCCGATCTCGCAGACGCTTGGAGAGCGCGTCGTCGGCACTGATCCCGCAGTCGAGGCACGCCAGGCGGGTAAACGTCTCGCCCGGATCGGCCTCGAGCGGCAGGTATGTGACCTTCTTGCCCTGCACTCGTAAGAAGTGCTGAAGCAGGTGGGCGGCGAAACTGGTCTTTCCGTTGCCAGGGAAGGCGGCGATGTACGTCAGCCTCCCCGGCACGAGTGGCCCTGCGAAGTCGTTCATCGCCTTCCATGGCCAGCGAATGAGCGACGACGACTCCATGTCGTGCAGCCATTCGGCGTAGTCGAGCGCCCCTTGACCGATGACCCACGGGTCGCGGTCGGCAAGGGCATGGTGAGCGACGCAGTATGCGGGGTCTCCGTCGACCCACCCGCGCTGGGGCAGGTCGACGAGGTTATGGCAAAAGCGGCAGAGAAGTGCGGGGCGCATCACGCCACCCCTTCGTCGAACAGCATGGGCGCCGTGTCGTCTTGGCGGGGCTCACGCGGCTCGGCCGCCATGTCGATCCGTGCCGTCGGGTCAAACGCGCGCCGCGCGACGCCGGCCAAGTCCTTGAGAAGGCCAGCCACCACGGCGCGCTCTCCGATGGTGAGGTGATGCCCGCGCATCGTCAGGCGGGCCGCGCACATCTCGGCCTGTTGGATCGCGGTGCGCAGCTCGCCGTTCGTGGTGATGCTCATGCGGCCACCCGGCGGGGGTTCCCGAAGTCTGTTGCGGGAACCTCACGCGGCGCCTGCGCCACGGGCAGCCCGAGCGCCCGCGCGCGGATCGGATTGACCCACGGCGCCGGCGTCCACGTGTCGGCCCCGGCGGGTCGGCCACGCGACACCTTTGACGTCCGTTTCGGCGTTCCCGCCGCGTGCAACGCTTCGAGCGTCAGCGCGAACCGCAGCGGGTGGGTTGCTCCCGGGGCCGTGCGGCGGGCGTAGATCACGCCCGCGCGCAGCATCTCGCGGAACAGCCGGTATGCGGTCGACTGATGGATCTGCGGCACGGCGGCCAGCAGTTCGTCGCGCGTCGCCGTCGCGCCGTCCGCGAGAGCGGCGAAGATGGCCATATGCAACGCGTTTTTCGGCACACGGCGTTGGCGGCTTTTTCGGCTCACCGCCATCGGTTGAGCGCCTCGGCGAGTGTGCGCATCGCAGCGCGTGCCAAGTCTTCGGCCCAGAATGCGAAGTGGACGGCCCCGAGCAGCGCGAGACAGCCCAGCGGCCAGAGCCAGTGTGTTGGGATCGTCATGCACTCACCCCGATAAGGCGAGCCGCCGCCGCGACCCGCGATTCTATGTCCTTGACCGCTTTCTCAACCCGTGCAGGCGGCACGGGAACGCCGAACACTTCGCCCCTCGTTATCACGTCCTCGACCGCTCGGCACCGTGCGCTGATCGTCTCGCAGTGCTGCGCGAGGGTGCGGACGTACCGGCGTAGCTGTGCGTCGGTCATGCGCGCACGCTCCCGGCCCGCTTCCGCTGCGACACCGTGTGGGCCAGCGTGGCCAGCGTCAGCAGCACCGGGCGCAGGTCGGCCGGCGCCTGATCGTAGCCGAGACGGGTCTGGTGTCGCCCGCCGTTCAGTCCCGGGAGGATCGCGCGCGGGATCAACTGCCAGTTCGCCGGGTCGGTGTTGCGCGAATTGCCGTCTCGGCTCTTGAGCGCATGCCCAGCCGGCACCGGCCCGTGCACGGCTTCCCATTGCAGGATATGGGTCTGCCGCCAGTTCACGGTCCAGGACACCATCGGCGCGTCCCCGATCTTGGTGAACTCGTAGCCCTTAATGACGCGACGGCTGCCCAACGGGCGCCAGTTGCGCGGTGACTGCGCCTTCTTGAATTGCGTGTCGCTCATGCGCCCAGGCGCCCAGCCCTCCGGACGCTTGAGTCCCTTCGTCGGCGACACGTGCCCTCTCTTGAATTGCGTCGCTGCGCCGATCTGGTCACCGCGCTGGAGGCGGCCGGAGGCGGCGCTGGCGAGGTGCTCCGCACTCTTGCCCAGCCCCAGCGCATACGCCCGATGGGACACGGCCGCGGGCGACCGCCCAAGCTCCGCCGCCAGCTGCGCCGTCGTCGTGTCCGCGAACCGTGCTCGAAGCAGCGCATCCTCGGCCGGCGAGTACGGCTGCCGCCCCGTCGACCAGCCGTGCCGCGTGCAGAGCGCCTTGAGGTGACGCACCTCCACATCGTGTCGCCCGAACCGAGCCACGAAGGCCGCGTGGAGCTCCTTGCGTGGCAGATCGCGCCGGGCCGCGACGAACAGCAGTTCGCCCTGGCTGTAGGCAATGCGGCCGCTATTCATGCCACCACCCCGCTCGACAGCACCATCGTGGGCGGCAATGCCTTGAGCATCCCGCCGCCATGCTCGGCGATCAAGCGCGCCCCTTGCAGCTGGAGCGTCGCCGTGTCGACGATGCGATCGGCGATCTGCACCACGGCCGTCGCCCGCTGAATCTCCTGCGTCAGCTGCTCGGTCGAGAGGTCCTCGTCGGCGATGCGCTCGAGCTGAGCGAACAGCAGGTCATTTAGGTCGGTGAGCCGGTTTTTCATGAGGCCACCTCCGCCTTGGTGGTGTCGTTAGATGCGCTCATGCGCTCACCTCCTCACACGGGTGCGCGATCAGGTCCGCGATCACGGCGAGGTGCCGACCGTGCACCCACACTGTCTCACGCCATTCGCCGTCGCCCTGCCGGTACTCAACCACGCCGTTCACACAGCGGTAGCTGTGCCCGGACACGGTGACCACGCGCCAGACCGGAGGGACCGGCGGGATTACGTCTTCGGCCACGTGCCGCGCGGGCGCGTGTCCATCGTATCGGGCTATTCCGATGGCGGCAGCGCACAGCGCGACCACCGCCGCCCGCAGTTCTGCGGGCGTGGTGGCGTCATAGATGGATAGGATCGGGGTCATTCGTCGCTCCCGATGTCGCGCAGCAGCGGCGCAACATCCCGATCGCTCGAGCCCACGTCTTGGCGCGTCACCTCGGCGCTCAGCCGGCGGATCCAGACGAACAGCACGACGAGCAGGACGGCGTAGGCAGACCACCACGGGGAGAGCGTCATGCGGCGGCCTCGGCCTCTAGGGAGGCCCAAGTACCGGTAGCCAAATCGGTAGCCACAACCCGCAACTTTCGGCCACAACCGGCAACAATCTGCAACACCCCCCTAGAGTGAAACGGGGGTAAGTCGTTATGCTGCAAATGGGCCTGTTCCGACTCAAAATCCCCCACTCGCAAGGGTTTCCGGGTTCGACCCCCGGTCTGGGCACTATGAAAAATGATCGTCACGCGTTTTTCCTGAATTGAGTGGTAGCCAAATCGGTAGCAGAGTCCGCTTCACTATTGGATCGGTAGTCGATCGCCTCGGGCACGTATCGCCCGTAGCGTTTCCAGACCAGCGAGGCGTCGCGGTGCCCGAGCTGGTAGGCCACGACGGTCGCTTTCTCACCCGCCCGCAGCTCGGCGACGGCGTACGTGTGCCGCCACTGGTGCAGGGTCGTCTTCTCCAGCTTGCAGGCCGTGGCCGCTGCCTTATGGGCCGCCAGCGCCCGCGGCTCGATCCCCTGAAACGCCGGCGCGTCGGGGAGCTTGCCGGCAATCGCCGCCTTCAGGATCGGGAGCACCCACGGCTGCGTGATCCGCACCAGTCGGTTCCGCCACGGCGTTTTCGAGCCGTGCAGGCGCACCGTGCGCGCCGTCAGGTCGATGTCCCGCACGGTCAGCCGTTCCGTGTCTGACCAGTCGGCGCCCGTGCCTGCCATCAAGGCTTCGCGTCCACGCCACTCCGCCGGCAGCGCCAGCACCAGCCGCTTGGCGTCCACCATGCCATAGAACACGATGGGCTGCTCGGGTTCGGCGTAGCCCCCGGCCTGTCGCGCCGGATTCTGCGCGAGATCGCCCCGACGCACGAGCCACGTGCAGAACGCCGACAGCGCCGCCCGATAGCGGTTGCGCGTGGGATCGCTCACGGCCAACGCGTCCAGGCGTTGCGCGACCGTTGGCGCGGTCAGGGTGGACCGACGCCACGGGACCTCGGGGAACAGCACCCCAATCTGCTTGACGTACTTCGGCGTGGAGATCGCCCCGCGCCGCTTGCCTTCGCGCTGCGCGGCCCACTGCGCGAGCAACGGCGCGAGATCGAGGTCGGCGTCGGCGACGGCCTTCGCGTCCAACAGGTCACGGCTGCCCGCTTCGCCCAGGCGGTAGGCCTCGGCCAAGTCGATCCGCTTGGCGACGACGGCATCCAGGACGCCGTGCATGTCGTGGCGCCCACGCAGCGCGGACACCCAGTCCTCCATGTGCTTCGCCGTCGCCCGGAGCGTCGTGCCGGTCGAGCACACGCGCCGCTCGCCCGTCGAGGACGTCACGCGGGTGTAGAACGTCTTGCCGTTCGCTTTGCGATACATCAGGCCGCCTTCCTCGCTTTCGACGCCTTGGGCGTCAACAGCGCGTCCACCTTCTTCGCATCATATCGCACGCCCCGCCCGCCAATGTCGACGCGGCACTCCATCAGCCCGGGCACACTGTACAGCGTGCAGCGATGCACTCTCAGCAGTGCCGCGACCTCCTGCGTCCGGAGCAACCGCTGCTCGGTGTTCGTCATGCGGCCTCCTGCGCGCGCCGACGCAGCATGGGGGCGCAGCCAAGGCACAGCAGCACCACGTCGTCGGCGAGGTCGACCATCTCGCGGACACGCGAGACGGACCCGCAGAGGTCGCAGGTCTCGCCGTCGGTCGTGGCGCTGTCCATGCGCGCGAAGAAGGCCTCGTGCCGTCGGGTTGCCGCGGTCAGGTAGGCCGCGGCGCGCTGCTCGTCCTCGAGCTCCGCGCGGTACTGCCGCACGCAGAGCCATCCCAGCAGGGCGAGCACGGCGGCCGAGATCAGGATCTCACTCATGCGGCGTCCTCCACGGTGTAGTCCACCGCGTACGGGTCCGGCGCCGCCAGTGCCCGGCGGGCGTTGGCGACGGCCTGCTCGGTCGTCGGCATGTCGTCGCCGTGCCCGTAGGCGTCGGGGGTGACCACGCTGCCGCGCGTGGAGCCGCTCACGAGCTGCGGCGCGCGGGCCATCTCAAGGGCGGCGTCGGCCACGATGGCCTTGCCCGTCTCGGCGGCGCCCTGCTCGAGCGTCGCGAAGTGCTGGCCGAAGGTGGGCACGACCTCGGCCACCTGCTTCCACGCGCGTCGGCCGGCGCGCGTGATGGCGGTCTTGGTCGGCTCGTTGTCGCCCACGGGGTCGCGCTGGCGCACGCCGCCGCCGCACCAGTTCACGCCGACGACGGTCTGGCCGGTCGCGGCGACGGTGATGCGGTAGACCACGGCCGCCGCCGCCTTCTCGGGCACGCCGTGCATGATGCGGGCGCGGATCCGGCGGGTGCTCTCCTCAATCGCCCAGGCGTCGCCGGTCGCGGCCAGCGCGTCGAGGCGGGCGTCGGGGTTGATGAACTCCGGCTCGTGCGGGATGAGGGCGCCGGACTGGATCAGCGGCGCGGCGCGCTCTTCGTACAGCGTGGCCGTGAGGTACGGCTTGCCGCCGAGCACTTCGATGTGCCGCAGCGGGTCGAGCCCGTTGCTGCGGCAGTACTCGGCGAGCGCGTAGACGCCCTCCGCGCTCAGGTCTTTGGACCACTGGGTGCCCCGGATCGCGGCGGCCATGCGGTTCTTCGCCTTATTCTCGGCGATGCGCTGCTCGGCTTCGGGGCCGAAGCTGCCGCGGGTGGTGACGGCGGTGCCTTCGCTCATGCGGCGTGCCTCGGGGCATCGTGTTGGGTGTCGGTGCGCCACGCCCGTCCACGGGACAACGCCGGGACCTCGTCGTGCAGGCAGTACATGGCCCAGACCGTGGCCTCGGCGTCGGTCATGGCGCGGAACACGCGGTCGAAAGCCACGTCGCGCTCGGCCTGCTCGTACGCATCAGACGGCGCCCCACGGCGCCCCAGCAGGTGCACGCACTGCTTGACGCGGTCGCCCGGGTGCAGGGCTTCGGCGGCGGCGACCAGCGCTTCGGCCGCGAACATGATCTTGCGGTGTGTCATGTGACTCAGGTCCCCCATGAAATTGACCGGTGGGCCGCATCGGCCTCCGCCTGCTGGATCTCGAGCTGTCGTCCGGCGTCGTACGCCTGCATCACCACGGCGGGGATCTCGGCGCCGACGGCGGTATACGTCGTGCCGCGCACCGTGAACTGCACCGTCGCGGTCTGGTGCACGAGGTAGCGCAGCGTGAAGGCCTCGAGCGCGACCGCGTGCTCTGCGGCGCGCTGCTTGGCCTCCGCGGCTTCGCGGCGTTCGCGTAGGGCGCGGATCACCGGCGCCTCGTCGGGCACGCCATACTCGCGGGCCACTACGCGGCCTCCCACACGGCGCGCTGCCGCTCGCGCCGATCGTTGGCCGCCGACACCTCACGCGCGAACGACTCGACCTCCTGGCTGGCGTCGGGGTTCGGGACGCTCATCATCAGCGTCTTATGCAGCACCGTGCCGTCGGCGGCGGTGATGCTGTCGGCCGGCTCGCCCGGGTGCATGACGGGGTAGGTGCGCCGCCGCTGTCCGTCGGTGCTTACGTAAAGGACCGTACGCCGGGTCTCGTGTGCCATTTGTGCCCTCGTGCGTTATAGTTGAACGACGGCGCCGAGTGCGCCGCCCTCGTGTTACCGCGGTCCACTGTGTCAGCAGTGGGCCGCGTGCGTTTTTGGGCGCCCCCAGAGCCGCTAGGCGGCTTTCGCGCGCGATGCGGCGTGCAGCTTTCGGGCCGCGGACCGCACCGCGGCATCGCGGATAAACGCCGACACGGTGTCGCCGAGCTGCCCGGCCGCTTGCACCACGAGGTCGCGTTCCGGACGTGAGAAGCTCACCGACAGGGGCGACGTGCGCAGTTTGAGTTGACGCGGTGTACTTTCTTCTGACATAGTGAAGGCGGCAGTTAGTGATAAATCGCTTCGCGTCAGGATAATGCAGGACAGTACGGGATGGCGCAAGACCTACTATCCAGTTTCATCCTTTAGGGGTCTACATGGACGTACAAGACGCACTGGAACTCGTGTGGCAGGAAGCCAAGCGCAGCTCGCAGAATCGCGTGGCGGACCGCATGGGCGTGCAACGCTCTGCGCTGAGCCGATGGAAGCAGGGCGAGTCGCCTCAGGGCGAGTTGCGTGAAAAGCTGTTAGCCTGGGCCGAGTCGCTGCCGTCGCGGCCCGCGATGCCGGCCGAAGACGAGACGATTGCGCTCGCCATGGAGCGCACGGGCGCGAACCTCGTGCGACTAGCCGAGATCCGTGGCTATGCCCGGTCGGTGCTGGCGATGATGCGCGCGGTGGCGGACGAGCAGCAGCGGGTCGTGGACGCGCTGGAGCCCTACGCGGCGGCCGAGGGGCGGGTGATGGTCGGCCGGGTCACGAAGAAGGACCGCGAGGAGGCCTTGACCGCAATCGAAGTGCTCGATGCAGAGCTCACGCGGCCCAAAAAAGCGCGTCGGCGGGCGTCTGAGGGATGAGCAGACCGTCGCAGATGGGGATCAGGAGCGCGCCGTAGTTGGGCGGCCCGACATGGACCACGGTCCACACCTGCCGGATCTTTCGCACGACGGCAATCGGCACGGCCGTCCCGGGGCGCACCACCAGCAGATCACCGGTGCGGGCAGGGACAGGGTGGATGAATGGTTCGATCACGTCAAAGACATACGCCGCACTACGCATTCATCGCCCCCAAGTCCTTGCCTCCGGCGACTCCGCCGGAGGTCATCGCGATAATACCTGAGCCCGCCGCAATTGCAAGCAATTTAGCCAAACCGTTCCCGCATTCGGGCGGTGGCCAGCGCTTCGCAGATGGTCTCTTGCATGGCGTCGGTCATCCCTTGGCTGATGCCTGAGTCGTCGAGCGCCGCGTGCGTCAGCTCGTGGTAGAACGTGCGCCACTGGTGCCGGCGGGCCGCGCTGGACGCGATCTCGATGGTGCGGTTGGCGGCGTCCCACATTCCCCAGCACTCGGTGCCGTCGGCGTGGCGGAGCGTGGGCTTACAGGTCACGGCAATGGTGCCGCCTGGCGCCTCCGCCGTGGTCGGCAGGGCGGGGTACTTCATGCGGCGTCGTCGTGTTCACCGTTCATGAACCGCACCGCGTCCTGCGGGTCTGAGAAGCACTGCACCCGCTGGTCCCGCGTCGGACAGAGCACGACGGTCGGCGCCGTGGCGCGATAGCGGGCGAATCCCTTGGCGCGGGCGTAGCTGCTATCGACCTGCCAGGCGCCCATCCGCAGCCCCCACACATCGCGCTGCTCGAACTGGTGGCAGCCGTGCGCCGCGGTGTGGTTGTGGCCGATGGCCAGCACGTCGGGGCACGTGTCCCAGTTCGGCCCCTCTTCCTGCAACCACGTCCAGCAGGCGTGCAGCGGGTTCAGGTTGGAATGCCGGCGCCACTGGTGGCGCGTGTGGATGCGATAGGTCGCCGTCACTTCGTCCACGTCGAGCGGGTTGACGATCTCCACCACCCACAGCAGCTCGTCGGGCGCGTAGTGGATGCGATGCCGGCGGGCGAGCGTCTGCAAGTGATCCGTACCGGCCAGCACCTTCGACCAGTCGTCGTGATTGCCCGACGTGGTCCCGAGCAGCTTGCCCTTGAAGCAGCCGACCAGAATGTCGAGGAGCCGCAGGTCGTCGCCGAGCTGCCCGACGTTGCCACCCTTGTGTTTGATCGGGTTGTCGAGCAAGTCGCCGACGCCCAGGGCGTAGAGATCCGGTGTGCGCCCCACGTACTCGGCGTACTCTTTGAGCGCGGGGAGATCGGTGCCGTGCGTCGAGATGTGCCAGTCGCTCGAGATCGAGATCGCGATCGGCCGTTCGCTGGCGATCCGCAGCCGGGCGTGGCGCTGCGCCTTGGCTTTCTCGATGCTGCGGACCGCCGTGCCCATCACCCGCGCCAAAAACACGTCCTCGGATTCGTCCGCGCTGGCGTCGGGCGCGAACGCCTCGACCAGCGTCGGCCCCTCTGGCGCGCGATACTCGGCCACGGGGCGCACCATGGGGATCACGTCGGCTCGCGCGATCGTGTGGAGCCCGAGCCCCATTGCCCGCAGCTTCTGACTGATGCCGACGCGCGTCCGATGCGGGAACAGCGTCTGCGCCATCTGCTCGGCGGTCAACATCGCCCGGGCGCCCTGCTCGAGCGCCGCGAGTTCCGACTTCGTCCACGGGCGGTAGCTCTGGCCTTTGGCTCTCATGCGCCCCTCGGCAGTCCCTGTAGGTCGGCGGGGGTGAACACGTCGCCGCAGTGCTTACAGTGGCCCGTCGGGTTGGGCTTGCCCCACTCTTTGCAGGTGGCGCAGCGGCGTGGGCTGGTGGACGTCACGATCGCGGGGCTGCGCGCGAGCCGGTCACAGCAGCGTCGGCAGGAGGTCTGGGTCGACGTCGGTGACTTGGCATGCGTAGACCTCGTGGGCCAGGGTGGCGCTCGAGCGCACGTGGACCCAGACGGGGCGCGTCACGTAGGTCGAGAGCTCGGCCTGCAACAGCGCGGGCGCGAAGGACACCACGTACGCGGCCGGCGTGCCGACGGGACTCGAGGTGCTGCCGGTGAGCGTGCCGATGGGGCTGGGGACGCCGCGGGGCGACTCCGCGACCCACGCCGTGAGGGTGGTGGTCCCCGTCGCGGCCGGGTCAGCGGCGATGATGAGCGGCTCGTTCAGATAGAGGTACTGCGGGCGGCGGGTCATGGCGTGGGCTCTGGGAGGGCAGGGGACATGCCGCCCGACCACGTCCGGCGCGGATGCGTCGGCGTGATGGCGTACGGGAGGAGCGGGGCGACGTCATCGGTGCCGACGATCGCGCGTACGTTGACGTGCCAGCCGTCGTAGGGCGTCGGCGGCTCCGCCGGGGGATCGCCCTCGGGCGGCGGGTCGGTGGCGTCGACGTACATGGTGCCGATCGTGTCGACGTACTGGTAGCGCGGGGCGTCCGCGTCACCGAGCACGGTCGCGGCGGTCGCGCCGTCGGGGAAGCGCAGGTAGTAGTCGGCGTAGGTCATAGCGTCACCTGCTGGAGCTGCGCGTCCGGCAGACGCTTCGGATAATAGGCGACACGCGCAATGGGCCCGTTAAACCATCGCGAGGCGCCGGACGTGCGGGCCCCGATAGAAAGCTGGCTGATGGCTGGCAACGTCACCGACGTGTCGAGCGTTGACAGCACGCCACTGGCGGCGGCTCGGCAGTCGTTGGTGCGGTAAGCAAGCGCAACACGCCCACGCTGAGTTGTGCTAAACGTGCCAGAGCCAAAAGTTGACGGAGCAAACTGTTCCGATCCACCGCTGACTATATATGGTCCTGCTTGCGTTCTATCCCCGCTGCTGTTGCGATTGATCTCAATCAAATCGTTGAGGTTCGCGCCAACCAAGCACGCAAGCACTGGCCCCGGACCAGTCACTCCCGTCCCCGCCGGGCTAAGGCGTCCTTCAGCGACCAGCGTCCCTTCGTCGGCCCGATACCACGCGGAGAATGCCGTGCCGGTCATTACGCAGGTATCCGCGCTGCGCGTGACCGTGCTGGCGGCCGTCGGGATGTAGCTCGTCGGGACGTTGAGGTCCTCGGCCTGCGCTCCCCATACATAGACGCTGTCACCGTTAACGGCCGCGGCGACCGTGGCGACATAGATGCGCAGTTGGTTCACGTTGGCGGCGACCACGCTCGCGGCCGAGAAGGCGACACGATACCACCCATTCCCCGCGTTTTGCGCGGGAAAGATCGTCCCACTGCCGCCAAGGGCCGCGGAACTGACGGTGGGCGCACCATCGGCCGCCCAGGTCACGGTCACGGCATTACGAAACACAGCCGCGGTCGCGTCGAACACGCCGACCGTGCAAGGCGCTCCGCTGCCGCGTCGCAGAAACACCGCGATCGCCTTTTCGCCGTCTCCGCCAAATGTGATGGCGCGGTTCCGCCCACTGCTCGCAGGTCCAGCTGCCGCCTGCTGCACGAGATCGGCCGTCATCGTCCCATCGGGGGCGCTGATGACATTCGACGTCACCGTGTTGGCTACGCCGATACCGGGCCACGTCTCAAGCGCTTCACTGTACAGGCACAGGTTCGTCGACTGTTGCTCGATCAGCAGCCCCAACCCTTCACGCGTGATGGGGTCGTATGTGAACCGCGGCACACCGCTCGCGGCCGTCCGCAGCACGCCTTGCGCGTCCGTGTACGTGCCGGTGCTGGCTCGCGCAAAGGTCAGGCGGGGATCGAGGGCGGCGACGTGCGCGAAGTCCAGCACGAGCGAGGGCACGAGCGCGGCGCCGGCGGACTGACGCACGGAGAGGCTCGCGAGGGCGGGGGCTTGGCGCACCGAGAGGCTTGAGAGGGCCGGCGCTTGGCGCAAAGTGAACATGATCAGCGGGTCAGGGGAGGCAGGGGTGCCAACGTGGCGCGACGCGAGCACCCCATCAGCGCAGCAGCCCCGCGACGACGCCCGCGCCGAGCGCGAGCGCGACGGTGCGCCACTGTGGGCGCTGCGCGAGCGCCCGGATCTTGTCGGCGCTGGCGGCCAGCACGAGCTGCGCGGACACGAGCGCGGCGCTGTCGGTCGACGCTTGGAGTCGCGAGACCGCGCGCTCGACGTCGAGCGCGCGCGTGAGCGTGTCGACCTGCGCCGTCAGCGTCTGCGTGGCTGCGATGAGCACCGTGATCTGCGGGACGCTCTTCAGCGAATCCGGCACCTCGCGGATCAACGTGTCCACCTTCCACCGCGTGACGACGATGCGCTGCACGACCGTGTCGGTGTGCGCTTTCGCCGTGCTGTCGGCTGCGCGGGCCACGGTCACGCCCAGCGGGACAACATCCCCCGATCGTGTCACGCTGCGACGGCCGTCCGCGTAGCGGCTCGCGCCATAGCTCGCCACGGCGACCCACGCGGCGATAAGGGTCGCGAGCACCACGATCGGCCACGACAGCCACTTGGGGAGCGGAATCACATCGCCCCGAGGCGGAGCAGCAGCGAGTCGCGCTTGCCTTCAGCCTGCAACCGCTTCGCCCACGCCGGCCGTCTTGCGGCGGATTCCCACGCGGCGTACTGAAGATGCGGGCGGTCAGGGAAGGACCGCCAGAACGCGCCCGCGATCAGCCCGCACGACTCGGCGTGCTGCCCGAGCCAGTACCAGAACTTTGGGCTGGCGTTCCAGTGTTTCTTGCGGTCGATCACGTCCACGGCCAGCGTCCAGTAGTGCAGACCGGTGGCCGCGGTCGCCACGTTCGTGACGCGAGGACCCGGCCGCGTGCGACCGTAGCTGTACAGGAACCGCTGCCGCTCGTCGCTGCGGTAGGTCTCGATGACGGTCGCGTCCCAGCCGCCCGCCTTCATCTTCGCCAGCGTGCAGTCCACTTGCCGGCGCATCCCCACCGGGAGCACGTCCAGTGAGCGGCAGGGCAGGATCACAAGCAGTGTGTCGCGACCCGTGAGCTGCGAGCGCGGCGTGCAGGGTGTCGGCCGTTGGGCGGACACGACGAGCGGGAGGGTCGCCAGACTCATCGCCGCGAACACCGTCAGGAGGCGTGGCCGATGTGTGTGGTGCGGGCGTGGCGTCATGGCGCCCTCCGCTTGGGTCGGGCTTTGGCCGACCCCTTCGGCTGCGGCAGCTCGAGGACGGTGATGCGGGTCTCGTGGTCGGCGATGATGTCGCCCAGGCGATTGAATCCGCGTTCCTGCGCCTCGTTCGTGCGCGCCAGCGCGTCGGTCAGGGCCGACGTGGCCTTGGTGTTGTCCGCGATCGCATGGCTCACGTTGATGATCGACGGGGCGATGTGCTCGGCATGGAAGGACCGCAGCAGGCTGCGCAGTCCACGTCCTGCTAACGCGATGAGGGTGCCGAGGGCGACGGCGCCCCCGATCCATTCGGCAGGCGTCATCGCAAGGGGGCCAAGGCAACGCGCGGCGCGGAAACGCCGGAGCGGGTGAGAGCGTACGGCATGCCTGCAAGCTGACGCACGCCGGCCGCGCCACCTACGGCGCAGCGCATCGATCACGGTCCAACGGATGGGAATGCCGAGGCCGCGCCGTGCCCGGCTCCATGGTCGGCATTAGCAGTCCTCCAGCACGTCGGTCGTCGTGCGAAGTCCGGCCACGACCGCGACCTGCGCCACCCATGTCGAGCCCGGTGTGCCCGCACTGCCGACGCGATTCAGGCGGAGCTGCGGCGCGGCGCCAAACGTGGCGGCCCGCGCGATGGTGCTGCTCCAGCCGGTGACCGTCTCGCCGAATCCGCTGGGGAGGCTGAGCAGGAGGCGGACACGCCAGGTCGTGCCGGTGTCCTCGACTTGCATGAGCAGGTAGGCGCCCTGGCCGGTGGTCGGGGTCGCCGTGCTGAGCGTCGCGCTGACGCTCGTGGTGCCGTTGTGGACCGTGGCGCGGTAATTCGTGCCCGTGCTGTCGAGCGTCCAGCGGGCGCCGGACTGGGCGTCGTTGCCCACATACAGCAGGCCCGCGCCGGCCGTGGTGCGCGTGCCGGCCTCGGCACACTCCACGAGCAGCGACGCCGTGCGCGGCGTCCAGAGCACCGGCCAGGCGAGATCGTCGGCCGCGAGACGGAGCCCGACGCGTGCGCCGTCGCCGAAGGTGCGCGACTCCCACCGCGGCATCGAATGCACGGCCGTGTAGGTGGCGCCGGTGCTATCGACCGCCGTGCCCGTGGCCGCCCGCACGAGGGCGCCCTCCTGCCCCGTGATCGCGGTCGTGGTGAGGGCGCGGGCCTGCCAGCGGAAGAGCGCCCGAGCGCGCACGTCGGGGGCGCCGGCGTGGCGGGTCGTCGGGGGTGGGATGCGGATCACGAGTATCTCCTGGCGTACGTCAGCACGCCCGTCGGCGTCCCACTCGACGCGCTCAGTTCGATGGTCGGCCACGCCGACTGCGCGGCGTCGGCGTCGGAAGGGTCCAGCAGCGGGAAGGTGCCGCTCGTGAGCCACGCGAGACCGACCGTGGCGCCCGTCTGCCGCACGCCCGCCACGACGTGCTCGAGGGTCTGCGCGGCCGCGTCGATGACCAGCGCCCCCGTGCTCACGAGCGAGCCCGTCAGGGTCAGCCGGCCGACTTCCTCGCCGCTGGCGGCGCGCACAATCACGACGGGGTTCACCACGGTGCCGCCGTACAGCGTGAGCGCGGGCGCGACGGTGGCGGTGCCGAGCGGACAGGGCACCCGCGTGCTGCTGAGGCCCAGCACCAGCGGCTCGCGGTCCATCCACACGGGATCGGGCGCGACGAACGTCAGCATGAGCGACGCCGCGCTGACCGCGAGCGGCTGGTCGTAGAACGTGAGGCCGGTCCCCTGGCACACGACACTGATCTCGCGATCTGGTCGGTCGGCCGTCCGAAGCACCAGCCGGCCACGGGTCTCGCGCGCGAGGGCATCCAGCATCGTCTGGCGATCCAGCAGCGACTCCGTGACAATGTCCACGGTGACCGTGATCGTGCGCGGCGACACCGTGACCGTGCTGCCGACGATGGCCGCGCTATTGGACAGCGCGACGAGCTCGCGGGCCGGCGCGTCCGGCGCGAGGTAGCCATCAAGCCCGGTGATCGCCGTGACCAGGGCGCTCAATGGTCGATCATTGATCCAGATACTCATGTCGACACCTCGACGTCAGTGAGACGCGGCGTGAGTGCCGCGCATTCCATCTCCACCAGCTCGGCCCCGGGCCATCGCCACGTAAGCGCCACGATGCGCTCGGTCGTGTCGAGGTCGAGAGACGCGGCGCGCAGCCGGACGCGCTGCCCGATCTGCACCGGGGTGCCGGTGGCATCGAGCGTTGCCGTGTCCACGCCGCGGACGACATAGCGCGCCGAGGTCTTCCGCTGCGCCAGCACGTCCTGCCCGCGCTGGAAGCCGACCCGCGAGCGCGCGCCCGCGGCATAGGGCAGCACGTCGGTGCCCACATAGAGCGAGGCGTCGGTACAGACGTGCCAGCGGCCGACGCTGCTGCTGCTGCCGCCGTAGAGGCGCAGGGCAAGCGACGCGCCGGCCGTGATCGTCGCCGTCGCCACGCATTGCACCTCGCCGTACGGCGCCTCGTAGACCGTCGTGGCCGTGATCGTCCCGCGGGCGAGCACGGTATTCGTGGTCAGGTTCACGATCGCCACGAGCGGCGCCTGACCAACGGCCAGCGACTCGGCCGTCACGCGGAATCGCGCCACGGCGGTCACCGTGACGGCCTCGCCCGCTGCCACGGGCACCCACACAGGCCCGCTTTGCACGGCCCCGATGGAGATGCTCGGGGTCGCGGACCCGGGCGCGGAGAGCAGCCGGAGGACGCTGCCGTCAGTGCGGTCTTGGGGGCCGAGCAGGACGGGGCGGGTGAGCGTCACCGGGACGTCGGCCGTGATGGCGTTCGCGTTGACAGCGGTGAGCGTGACGGCCGCGATGCCGCTGCCGTTGGCCTGCGCGTCAGCGGCCGCGATGACCGTTTCGCCTGGGCGCGGGATCGTGGAGTGCGTCGCGGCCACGCGGTAGAGCGTGCAGGGCTGCGAGACCGTCGCATCGTCGCCGCTGGCCCAGCGGTCGTTGCCATACAGCTGGATGCTGGTCGCGCCACTACTGACGGCGGCGTGCGTCCGCAGCAGGGTGCTGTCGCCGTGGACGGCCCGCGTGTGCCAGTTCGCCCACACCCGATCGCCGCGGGCGTACGTGACCCCCGTCGGGGTCGCACTGATGGCGAGGGTGACGCGACCCGTGGCGGCCCACGACGCCGAGCCCGTGATCGTGTGCGAGTAGTACGCGACCCACGAGCCGGTGCGTGTTTGCGCGGGGATGGTCCACCCCGTGTTGAGGGCGGCCGTGCTGCGGAACTTCAGCGTGGTGCCGCTGATCGAATAGAGCGACATCGCGTACAGCGTCGAAAACGACGACGTCCGCACCTGATAGACGGCCCGCCCCGCGTTGGCGCCCGTGTAGTCGCTCGTCGGGAGACTCTGCACCGTGCTGCCCGCGAGATTGATGGTGCAGGTGATCTCGTACCCGACGCCCGAGATAAAGGCGATCGTCCCCGACGTGATCTGGATCGCGGCGTCGTTGAGGCTGCGCCCGACCTCGAGCGTGTCGGCGCTCGTCCAATCGCGCCGGGCGATGACGGGGTCGGCTTGGAACACGAGGCTCGCGGTGCCGGCCGACTGCGTGCCGCTCGCCAGCAGCTCTCGTGTCTCACGGGTGTGCGTCAGCGTGGCCGAGGCGGCCGTGGCGATGGTCGTGTTGCTCAAGAGATACGGCAGCGTCGTGGCGGCGTTGGTCATGAACGGGCCCGACCCAATCGTGGCGGTGACGCGACCCCCCAGCGTGGACGGGGACACGGCGCACCACTCGTTCGCGCCATCGGTCGTCACCGCGGTCACCGTGTAGGGCCACGCCCCGATCACGCGCTCGATCTGTCCGGTGATGGTATGGGCATACGGCGCCACGATCACCGATCCGACCACGACGCCGTTTGCGGCGTGGTCGGCAAAGAACCGGATGCGGCCGTTGTTTATCAGTTCGCCGAGCTGCTGCGGGTTGGTGAGTGACGTCACACCCGATGCACTGAGCGTGGACCACCCATCCGTCGGCGCCGCGTACGCATCGCCCCCGATCGAGACATCCACGAACAGCACGCCCGCCGCGCGGTTCTTGGTGTACCGCGCTCGGGCCGCCGTCGTCGTGCCGGTGACGGCGCCCCCCGGCCCCGTGGCGGGGATCGAGAGCGTGCCGTCGGCCAGCGGCAGGTTGTCCGTGTTGCTATCCGTGAAGACGAGGATCGGGCTCGCGGCCGACTGCGCCCCGTCGGCCGTCAGCGTGCGCTGCTCTTTTCGCACCAGCGTGACCGGATTGCCATTCGACAGCGACCCGACCAGCACCGGCGAGATACTGAGCGTGAGCGCGCCGCCCGTCGTCGGGATCGCGTCCGCCGTGATGGTGTAGGTCTGGCCCGAGACCACGAGCGAGTCGCCGCGCCGGATCCACGTGCTCGGCGGGAGCGACTTCACCGAGAACGGCGTGGCGGTCGCGGTGCCGGCGCCGCGGGTGCCGTTGGCCGCCATCGCCAGCGTGCGCCCAAGCTCGTCGCGGGCGATACCCACGACCGGACCCGAACTGTTGACCTCCGTCCACGAGGTCGCGCCCGTCTCAAAGCCTGCGTTGGGGGTGAGGGTCCGCTCCTGGCGTGAGCCGCGGGCCGTGACCTTGGCGACGATCAGCCCCCGCGCATCAGCCAGCGCCGAGGGCGAGGCGATCACCGAGATCGGGCGCCCCGCGGTCGTCTCGCAGAGGATGACCGACTGCCCCGAGACGTAGCTCCCGACCGCGTCCACGCGCACGGCGCTGTCGCTGGCCCGTGATCCGGTCACCGCGAGGACCGAGCCGTCCGCCAACCGCAGGAACGCGCCCGCGAACTGGTCGTCTTCACGGATCGGGGGCGCACCGCCCGCGGGATCCGTCAGCGGGATGTAGAACGGACCGGTGCCGGACGCCGCGCCGCCCACCCAGTCCACCTCGCCGAGCACCTTCCCGTCGGTGCCCACCGGCACGACCGCTGTCGCCGTCTGCGCGAGATCGCGGATGCGACTGATCGCCGTCGCCGTCGCGGGCGCCTCCATCAACAGCGTCGGCAGATCCGCGCCGCGCCGCTCGAGCACGTCGATCGCGTAGCCGGCGTCGTTGTCGAGGCGGCGCAGTTGTACCTCGTAGCCCGTCGTCTTCTCGATGAGGGCCAGCAGTCCGCCGCGGCGGATCGCGCTGAAGGACCCGGTGTCGATCGTGTCCGTGTACTCGATGGTGCCGAGAGAGAGCCACGCGAGTCCGTCCTCGGCCAGATTGGTGAGCACGTAGCGGGTAAGCAGGTCCGTCACCGTCATCGCGGACGGCGCGAAGGACAGCGACACCGCGGTGCCCGTCTGTTCGCGCACGAAGCCGCGCAGGGCCAGCAGCTGGCGCACAGGGCCGAGCGTCACGGAGACCGTCGTGCCTGATGTGCTGTCGGCGACCGACGTGATGACCCACTCGACGACGCCACGGAGCGGCACGATCGCCCGAATGATCCGCCCTTCGGCGATGCCGGCCGCTCGAGCCACGTCGGCCGGCACGCGGATCGTGCCCGAGTCCGTGCCGTTGATCGTTTCCGTGATCTGCGCCGACGTGACGGACGGCAACGCCGCGATCGGCTGTGCGTCGCTCTGGCACTTGGGCGCCGACCAGACTTGCAGAATCGGCGCGCTCAAAACGACGGCCCCGCACCGCCCGACAACCCGGCGATGGATTGCTTGGCGGCGAGCGCCTTATCCACGATGTCCTCGATGCCACCGTTGGTCAGCGCCCGCGTATTCGCCGCGATCTCGGTCAGTATGCCGGTGTGCATTTTGGCTTCGGCGAGATGGTCCGTGGCGATGCTGAGATGCTTGACGTGGTAGGTGCCGAGCGCCGTGGTCTGCGCGACGACGCCATCCAGCACGTCGGCCAGCGTCTTGACGGGGACCGTAGCGCCGCCGCTGGAGCCCGCGCTGCCGCTGCCGCTGCCGCCGCCGCCCGCTGCTCCACCGCCCGTCGGCCCGGTGCTTGGACTCAGGTTGTCGATGCGGCTGATGAGGTCCGTGACAAAAGCCAAGAACTCGGAGCCCGTCAGGCCGCCCAAGTCCGCGGCAGACAGCCCGCCCGTTTGCATCCGCTCAAACAGCCCTTTGAGCCGGTCGCGCGTGTCCGCAAGGTTTGCGACGTCGACCACGCCCGCCAGCGCTGACGAGAACCGGCCACCCAGCGCGCCGAGCTCGCCGATCTGCCCGAGGTCGCCGGTCTTGTTGACGCCAAACCCGGACTCGGTCGACTGTCTCTGGGAGGCGTAGTCTTGCCCGAACTGCCCAAGCTCGACCAACCCCATCGACTCGAAGAGCTGCTTGATTCCATCGACACTAAGGGCGCCGGAGTCGGAAAAGATGCGGATGCCCAACTGGTCGGCGAGCTTCTTCAAGTCGCCCATGCCGAGTCCACGCTTGGCGAGTGCGTTGACGATGTCGGTCGTATTTGCGGCGCCGCGGCCACCACGCAGTTGCGGCATCACTTCGCCGAGCGCGCTGCGAATCTTGGCGAAATCATCGCCGGAGACGTTCAGCGACAGGTTGCCAAGCTCGAGCCGCAGACGCTCCATCTCGCGGGTGTTGTCCGAGATCAGCTTCTTCCGCCCACCATCGCTCACCATCTGCGAGATCAAGTTGGCGGCGCTGGCAATCATTGCCGGGATGGCGGACGGATCGCCACCGGCCACCAGGGCTATGCTTTCGCCCAGCGTGATGACGCTGCTCAGCGTTTTTGCAGCCCCATCGCTCATGACGCCGAACGCTTGCGCCGCTTCGAGTCCAGCGCGGGCAATGCTGGCGGTTTGTTGCGCCATATCGCTCGTACTATCGCGCGCCTCGTTGACGGCCGGCGTCGAGTCCGTCAACCGCTGACGCACCAGTTCCGCGTTGGCCGCCAGCGACTCCATGTGCTCGCTGAACTTTTGTGCCGTTTCGGGCGGGAGCTGCTCCTTGGCGGCCTCGCCCAGCTTCCTTATCGCGCCTTCCGTCAAGGCGATCATGGTGGCGACCGGCGGCCCGAGGTTCTTCTCGAGCGCCTCCTTCATTTTCTTGGCTTCGGCGTCGACTTCTCCCGCGCGCTTTTTGATTTCCGCGATGGAGTCGGTGCTGCCCGTTTGCAGTGCCTTCACCGTGTTCGCTTCGCCGGTCTTGGCCGTGTCGGTGAACTTGTCCCAGAACGCCTTATGCTCGCCGGTCAGCGAGGTCCAGCGGCCGTCGGCCTCCTTCGTCTGCGCCTCGCCGTAGGACTTCATCCGGTCGAGCCCTTCGGTATTCAGATCGATGCCGACCTTCCTGAGCAGGCCCGCCACCGACTGCCCGAAGTTGGCGATGTTGGTGACGACCTTGCCGAACGTGTCCTGCGAAAACACCGCCCACGAGCGGAGCGCGAACGACATCTCAGCCACCAACGCCACGAAGCCGCCGAGGATCGGCTTCGCGATCTTGCCGAGCATCGTCAGGGCGGGGGCTAAAGCTTCCCAGATGGCCATGCCCGCCAGCTTCAGGACATCGACCAGGAGTCCAATCTGTTCGCTGTTGTCCTCCACCCACTTGGCCATGTCGGCGAGCGTATCCACCAGGATATTGCCGCTCCCCTGCATACTGTCGGCGCCGAGGATCGCATCACCGACGGCCTGCGCAAACTCCGAAAACTGGTTCTTGGCGCGCTCCACCGAGCCGGCAAAGGTGCCGCCCATCTGTTCGGCGGTGCCTTCGACCTTGATCCGCAGGTCGCCAATCATATCGCTGGAGCCTTTGAGCTCTGGGATCAGCATGCCGAGTGCTTTGGTGTTGCCCGCGACCGCTTTGCCAATTGCCGACGAGGCCGCTTCCAGCGGGATCGACTTAGCCGCCGCGAGATCCGCCGCCAACCCGAGGTTGGCGAGGGCGCCATCCGCGTCGCCGGTCTGGATGGTCATGTCGGAAAATGCCGCCATGAGCTGGTCGTCGGTGTAGACCGTCAGCCGCGTCAGGTCGCCGATCGTGCTGTCGATTTTGGGGCGCATCTGCGCGAACGACGTGCCGGCATTCTCCACGGCCGACTGCATCCGCTGCATGGACTGCTCGCCCTCGAGCGACTCCTCAATGGCCTTCTTGAAGAATCCACCCAGCGCGGCACCAATCCCGAGCGCGGCCAGCGGCGCGAGCAGATTCTTGACCTTGGAGCTGAAACTCTCGATCGACCCCTCTGCTTTCTTCGCAGCGGTGCTGACCATCTCTTGCCCGTCAATCACGACCTTGATCGTTTTCTCTGCCATTACGCCGCGCCTCGCATCGTGGGGTCGGGGGGATACGCAGCTTTGTGCAGCGCACGGTAGGCGCGTTCGACGCCCTTGTCGGTGCTCGCGGCCAGTCGTGCCGCGTTTGCCGCGGACAGTTGCGCGCCCGCATCGAGCGCCATCAGTCCGCCGTAGGTGGTCCACACCGCCGCCATCGGCGCGTAGCCGTCCGCGGTGGGCCAGCGATCGGGGGCGAAGTACCACCCGGCACCGAGCCGCACCTCGCACGTGAGCGCGGCCAAGGCTAACGACGGCCCCGTGCGGTGTTCGTCCGGGTGCGCCAGCTTGCGGTGCGCGGCGATCAGGGCCGCTTCAGGGTCGAGCGAGGGGTCGGCGTCGTGCCCTGGCACCGCAAGAATGCGGTCGAGGACGTGCGCGAGGATGCCGAGCGGCAAGCGGCGCGCCATCCGCACGGGGTCTCGGAACCACCGACGCGGCCCGAGGGCGGCCCGCAGGAGGTCGGTCAGCGCGGCGTCGGCCGTGTCGGCCACGCGCATCGCGGGCAAGAGGCGGAGCAAGAGCGCCGCCGAGACCGGCTGCACCCAATACCTGCGGCCAGATACCGCAAGCGGCCACGGGGCCGTAGACGCCGTGACCGCTTTTGCCGTGAAGGCCACGTCAGTCGAACAGGACGGCGACCGCGTTGCTGCCCGAGCCGCGGAACGTCAGCTCGTACATGGCGATGGCATCGTCGGCGGCCGGCTTGACGTCCACCAGCTGCGCGTTGTTCAGCGTCACCGTGAAGCGGTTGAAGGTCGAGGTGCCAAAGCGCGCGGAGACCGTGATCGGCGTCGCCGCTTCCCGCAGCGCGTCCGGGGCAATGCCGCCCGTCGTGTGGAACGGGGACGCCACGAGCGCCGTCTGCTCGACCATCAGCGTGAGTTCCGGCTTCATGGCGCCCGGCACGAAGCCGAGATGCCCACCGGCGTCCGTGATGCGGGCGCGGGCGGTGCCGAGGTTGCGGTTCAGCTTGAAGCTGCCGCCCTTCACAATCGGCGCGACCCACGTGCCGATGCTGACCACCGAGCCCGCCGAGACGGGCGGGATGATGCTGCCGTATTCGTACGAGATCGTCGGCAGCGAGAGCGTCGTCGGCAGACCGCCGATGCCCTGCAACGCGAAGGAATGCGTCGGCACGCCCAGGTCGTTGAAGTCGAACGACCAATCGGCCAGCGCGCCCGCCATCACGTGCGCCTTGCCCTGCGCGTAGTGGCCAAACGTCAGCGACTTGTAGCCCGTGCCCGCGGCCGTCGGCGTGTAGGTGTGCGCCGCCGTCGCGAACGTGCGGTCGAAGCCCGCCGCCTGGAGCATCAGATCCACTTCACGCGGCGGCAACACGAGCGCGCTGTAGGTGACGCCCGCGCCCTTGAACAGCACCGGGAACTCGGCCTTGCGACCGCGGCCGTTCGGGGCCACGCTCCGGGCGGGGAACAGTGTCGCGATGTCGCGGCCGATGTTGCCGTCGAACAGGTACTCGAGCGCCGCCGGGGCAGGCGGCAAGCCGTCGCCGAGGTACGGGAAGACACCGTCGGTCGTGTTGGTCAACGTCTCGGCGGTGCCGTACACGGCCTCCACCTTCGCCATGTAGCCGGCGACTTGATTCAGCAGGGCGGGAACGGGCATCGTCGATACTCCTAATCAGAGAGGGGAAGACGGCCAATCGGCAGCGACCACGTCACCCGTGGCCCATGCCGCATCGCTCGTCACGTAGTCGAGCACCGCGTCCTCATCCGTCGCGATGCCCACGGGCACCGGGATGCGGCGGGTCTCGTCGTCGATCGTCAGCAGCACCCAGAACGCAATCATGAGCCTTCCATCGTCCGCAGATCGCGGCCGTGTACGGTGAACCGCATCACGAGCACGAGGCCCACGTCTTCGATCGGTGCCTTGTGTTCGTCCACGGTGTAGTTGGTCACGTGAAACAGCTGGGCCCGATTGCGATACTTCAGCGCGTCGGACTGCTGCGGCAGGATCGAGAGGAGGCGACGAATCGCCCGCTCGGTCTGCCGTGCTTCGTTGAGGCTGCGCGTGGTCAGCGAGGACCGCACGCTATACCGGATCACGAGCTCCACCTCCGTCTTGCGCGACGGCGTGACCGTGATGTCCATCTCGCGCAACGTCGTGCCCGCGACTTGCAGGAACGGTCCCGGCGCGTCGGGGATTTGGTCGAGCGCGGTCTGGGCGTCGGACGACTCATCGAGGATCGTCGGGGTCGACGGCACCGGATCACCGGTCTCACGCGGGATGGTCGCCAACTGCGCGGCCACCCCAATCGTGCCGTCGCGCAGCGCCGCCGCCACGATCCGCACCATCTCGTGCATCATACCGGCACCAGCAGCCAGCGCTCGTAGTCGCCGTTCTCCTGGCGCATCGTGTCGCGCACGGTGTACGCGGTGCCGTCATACGTCACCGTCGCTTCCCGTGACGGCGTAGCGATCGAGCCCACCGCGACGAGCACGGCCTTCTCGCTCGCCTTGATCCCGCCACCCGCGCCGTCGTCGATCATCTCCTGCCGATCGTCGAGCGGGCATAGCACCGAGACCGACCCGACCACCAACGCTTTCGCGTCCGGCGTGCGGGCCAGCATCAGCGCGGCGAGGCGGCGCGTGTCCAGCGGCATTACCGACGCTTCCGCGGCGGCACCGGCGCCGTACTGGCCACCGGATCGTGCTGTAGAACGACCACGGGCGTGGAGGGATCGGGCGCCAGCTCGGCGCGCCCAAGGGCCACCCACGACCGCGCCAGGGTGTCGGGGAGATCGTAGACCTCCCCGACGAAGCACGCGGTGCCATTCGGACCACCCGTCCCGATGAGCATACGAATGAGCATCGCGTGTCGCCTTAGACCAGCAGGTCGCGATAGACCGCGAACGCTGACGGCTGACGGACGGCCACGTCGGCGAACTGGATCGACGTGATCTGGAGCAGGTTCTTGCGGGCCAAGGTGTACGGGTCGACGATGATCTCGGCGCCCGCCCCCCACTCACCGACCATGACGTTCGAGAAGTCGCCGAGGATGGCCGCGTGCGCCACGCTCGTGGACGAGCCCTTGGTCAGCGTCGACGGCAGGTTGTTGGTGGCGTACGCCGGGGCGCCGCTCACCGTGTTCGTGTCGAGGTCCCACAGCGTCTTGCTGTCGGTCGACGCGATGCGGGCAATCGCGGCCATGCTGTACTTGATGCCGGGCGTGGTCACAAACGACACGCCGTCGGTGGAGGCGTTGGCCACGGCCAGCGCCTTGAAGGCTTCGAGCACCTTGGCGTAGGTCGCCGCCAGACCGTTCGTGCCCATCGCGATCAGGTTCGTGCCCGAGGCGACACCGACACCGGTCGGCTGGTTGGACGCCCCGCTGCCGTACAGCGCGGCGGTGTCGATCGCGACGGCGTGCTGCGCGATCAGGTCGTCGAACACGAGCTGGTCGGCGGCCGGCGTGGACTGCGCAAGGAGCTGACGCGACACCGTCGTCGACGCCTGGAGCGTCTTCGGGGAGAGCGTCACCTGATCGAGCGAGAGCGACGTGAGCGCCATATCGGAGCCCGGTCCTTCGGCGACCCACACCGCGCTGTTGCCGGCCGTCTGGCGCGGGAACACCACGTTGCCCACCAGACCCGGCATGAAGCGGGCGCCGAGCGTGCCGAGCACGAGCGACTGCTGACGGAGCAAGTCGATCAGCTCCGGGCGGAAGTCGGTCGCCACGATGTTGCCACCCTTGGCCGCCGTGCCGACGCTCATCTGCGTGCGCAGGTTCAGCGGGAGGAAGAACGACGAGGCGTTGGTGTAGGTGCGGCCCGTCTTCTTCGCGAACTCATCCGACACTTCAAACTCGAAGCCGTCGCGCTTGCCGGCGGCGATGCCCGAGAGCACGCGCATCAGCGAGTACGACTTCTGCTCCTTGTCCGTCAACACGACGGCCGGCGCCGGGGCGCCGCTGTGGTCCGAGGCCTTATTCATACGCTCCAGCAGCTCCTGTCCGATGCTCTGCGGGTCACGACCCGACGCGACGAGGGCATCAGCCTCGCGTGCCGAGAGGCCAGCCGAAGCGGCGAAGCCATAGATGGTCTCGACGCGAGACCGCACGTCGGAGAGAACAGGCGCGACCGTCGCCGATGCAGTCGGCGCGGCAGTCACCGTGGGTGCTTCTTCCACAAGTGCCTCCAGACCCGCAGACGCGGCGTCGGTGGAGTGATGGTGGTCGTTCGCGGAATGCGAACGCCCGATGCCGACCGTGGGGTCGGCAGGGATGGGGACCGTCGAAACCTCGAACACGGTCCAGTTCTTAAAGCGGCGCAGCTCGATGCCGTCCGCGGTACGTTCGGTCGTGAAGTCGTTGCCGGTCGTGTAGCCGACGGACACCATCGGACGAATCCCGTCCTCGATGTCCTGGCGGATCTCCTGCGCCTTGGCGCCGCGCGAGAACTTGATCCAGCCGCGCAGCATCCGGTCGTCGCCAATCGTCAGATCGGTCACGAGCCCGTACTGGTCGCGCGAGTCGTGCGAGAGCAGCAGCGGGATGCCTCGCTGCGCCCACGCCATGTTTACGGCGTCGGGGGAGTGATCAAGCACTTCGGCAAACGCTTTGCCCGTCGACCAGTCCATGCGCTCGACCGGCATCTCGCTCGAGATGGCGACGGGCACGCGGCTGTCGCCCGCGGCGCGGTGCTCGAGCGCCCGTTCGTCGATCGTCATCGCGCAGGACACGGCCCGCGTTTCGAGCACTGTCGTCATGATACGGCCCTCAGTTGGCGCACCGGCACCGCCGGCGCGTCGGCCGGATCGGGGACGGGCGCAGGCACGGCCCCGAGCGTGACGCCCTTGGCGAGGAGATAGGCCTCTTCGGCGGCGCGCTCATCGACCAGCGCGGCGAACGAGAGCCCCTGCTTGTTGGCTTCGCGGGTGCGCGTCGTGAGCCCAAGGCTCAGGAGCACGTCGATCGCGTTGGCGTCTTTGAGCGGGTCCACCCACGGCCACCGCCGCGGGTGCCACACCGACGCCTCGGCGATCGTGGCGGCGTTCTGGCCGGCCACCATCGGGAAGGCTTGCGTCATCGGCGCCGTGTCGAGCCAGAGCCGGAACACGGGCGCCACGATCGTCTGAATGAACTGCGCCTGCGCGCCCTGCCACGCATCGCGCTCCACGAGCAGGCCCGCGCGCATCGACGAGTAGTTCACGTCGGACAGGTCGCCCGTCAGTGAGGCGTAGGCGACGTGGAGCCCCGACGCGATCTTGCGCAGCAAGTGGCGCGCGAAGACGTCGTACTCCTGCGTCGGCTGACCCGGGTCGAGCATCTTGACGTCCCACCCCTGCGGCAGCGTCCACCACTCACCTGGCGCCTGCTCGATCTGCGGCGGCACGCCGTCAGTCTCGAGCGGCTGCGCGTCGGCGCCGGGGATCAGCGCGCCCATCTTGCTCGCCGTGACGCGGTTGAGCACGACGATCGCTTCGTCCGTCTTCTCCAAGTGTTGCAGCAGCAGCATCACCGGCGCGAGGGCGGTGACACCACGCGACTGCTGCGGCCGCTGGCGATGGCCGAGCACGAGCAGGCGGGCGGCGGAAAGGAAGCGACGCTGCGTGCGGCCGCCGCTGTCCGACGGGTGCCGCGTCAGCAGATGGTACCCGACGATGCGGCCGGTCGCGTCGTACTCCACGCCCTGCACGATGCTGCCGCCCTGCGGCGTACGATCGGTGTTCTCCATCTCGTCCAGCAGGTCGGGGTCGAGCGGCTGCACCCAGAGCCCCGCCGGCGCGAGCTTCGACGGGATCAGCTCGAGCAACGCCTCGCCCTCGACCTTCCACGATTCCGCGACAATGCCGCAGACCTCCACCCACGACCGCCCATCCGGCGTGCAGGACGCGGCCCACTGGTACCACGCGGCTTCGATGGCCTCGCTCGCCGTCGTATTGCGGCCACTGGTCGACGGGACGATCGCTTGCAGCGTGATGCCGTCCGGCCCGATGACGTTGTCGCGCACCAGCGCGGCGTACCGTGCCACGATCGGGCTGTTCTCGCGCAGCTCGCGGGCGCGAAAGCGCAGCACCTTCGCCTGGTAGCGCGTCGACTTGTCGGCGCTCTGCGCCGTGCCGGGCCAGTCGGAGAGGAGGCGATGCGCGCCCGCCGCCTGATAGCTGCGCGTCGCCGTCGGCGTGGCACGGAACGCGCCAGTCACCGCACGCCACAAGCGGAGCGGGAGCGGGGCCGTCGTCACGACGTGAACCCGACGGAGACCTTGCCGAACGCGCTGCCGCGCCGCTCGCGGGCGAGCTCACGGCGCCAGTGTGCTTCTTCGCGTTGCACGTCGGCCAACGTGTGCATCTGCACCTGGCGCCCGCCGATCTGGAACATCTTCATCTCGCCCGCCAGGATGCTCTCGCGTGCGGTGCGGCAGATGGCCAGCATCCGCTCGGGATAGCTGGAGAGATCGCCGGCCGCGGCGGCGCCGAGGTCGGGCGCCACGAGCAGTGTGCCGCGGTCGAAGGTCTCGACGACGAGGCCCAGAGTGGCGCGGAGCCGCCACTGGTACAGCGCCGGCGTGAGCCACGTCGTCTGCACGCTCGTGAGTGCGAGCACGTGCTGGTCGCCGCTCGCCGTGGCCGTGGCCGTGAGGACGGTCGGTCCCGCCAGCGCGCACGACACCACCCATCCGGCCGTCGCGGGATATTCAGACAGCGACAGCGTCACCGACAGGGAATCGCCTGCGGTAAGTGTGTCCGGGATGGCCGTCAGCGTCGTGGTCACACTGGCATAGTCGTCGCGCTCGCCCCGCCATCCTACGGGGCAGCGGCCCCACTACGGTCCAACGGAGGGGTTTGCTAGGCCGCTCGCTCATTTCCCTCTCGCCGCGACCACGGCAACCGGAACGCCCGCGGCTTTCGCTTGCCCGATTCCTCCAAGTATCCGCGGTCCACCAACAGCGTCAGCATCTTGCCCACCGTGGTGTCGAGGACGCGCATTTCATTCGCCAGCGATTCCGCTTTCACCTCCGTGTAGGCCTGCATGGTCAGCCGCTTGCGGACGTGCCACATGGTGAGGCGGGCGGCGGGGGGCAGCGACACATCATCCAGCGCTTGTTCGACGGCGAGGCAGTAGGTCATGGCGCTCCACGGGGTGAGGGGCGGGCTTCGGTCTCCGCGGTCATCGCATCCACCCGCCTGGCCGACGCGGCAGCCAACTGCCGGACGGCTTCGCCGGTGACGGGGTCGGCTTCTCGGTGGTCGGGGCGACGGGCGTCTGTCGGGTGCCCTCGGCGTTCACGCGGTCCACCTCCGACGCGAGCGACATCACGGGCACGGGGCCGAGCAGCAGTGCGGCGTAGGCATACGTCTCACAGTCGGCCACTTCGTTGCGGACGCCAGGCGTCGCTTCCCACTTCCGCTTGCGGGTCCGCTCGTCGACCCGCCGCCGCATCGACAGCAGCTGCGTGACGTAGTCCTCGTCCGCGTGCTGGTTCAGGTGCAGGTAGCCGGGCCCCGGCTCGTCCATCGCCAAGCGACGGTACAGTCGGTCCATGATCGCGTGGACGCCGAGGATATACAGGCGCCCCGGCTTGACCTTGGTCGGCTTCGACGGCACCATCGGCGCCACGGGGTTGCTCGAGCCCTTGATGGCGTAGACGTGCTGGGCCAAGCGCGGCGCGCAGTACGTGTACACCTGCTTGCTGTGCGTGCCGTCGCCGGCGTCGATGGTGAGCGAGCGGATCGCCAGCAGCGTGCCGCTCTCGTGCGTCCAGCGGCGTTGCGTGCGGTAGTCCTCGAGCCGCGCCCACCACTCGGGCTGGCTGGTGTCGCCGCGCAAGATGGCCCGCTCGATCAGCCACGACGTCTCGCCCACGCCCCACGCCCGCACCACGAGCTCCCCGCGGTCGTGCTGCAAGTCGAGGCCAGCCGTCAGGATCGCGGCGTCGCGCGGGATATGCCAAGTGATCGGGGCCGCGTCGTCCGTGCTGTCGTACCGGGTGGATCGCGCCAGCAACGTCGACTTCACCGTCTCGGCCGTCTGGTCTTTCCACAACTCGCCGAGCGTCGTGTTGAAGAACGCGCGCAGCATCTCGGCCCGCATCGCAAGATCGCGTTGCCCGTTTGCGGTCACGAACTCTTGCGCCACTTCCTCCCACAAGGCGAACGCCGCCACGAGCCCGTGGATGTGGAACGACCGCTTGTGCGGCACCCGCGGCTCGGCGGTCGGCGTCCACCGGCCCGCCCGCAAGAGCGCGCCCTTCTCACGCGCCGGCATCAAATGCTCGCACGCCGCGCACTGGTACGCGACGGACGACGCGATCACCTTGCCCGCCGTGTCCACGCCCCACTTGAGCCGGTCGAAGTGCAGCGTCTGGAAGTGCCCGCAGTCCGAACATGGCACCTCGTAGACCTCTTGTGTCCCTTCGAGGTAGCTCGGCCAGATCAGCGACTCCTCCTGCGAGGTGGGGCTCGACACTTCCACGATCTTGCGGCGCCGCTGAAACGATCGCGTGCGGGCGCGAGCGATCGCTTTCACGTCGCCCTCCGTCCCGGCGCTCCTCGGGTGCCGGTCCCGTTCGTCGAGCAGCACCACCCGCTTCGGGCGCATGGCCAGACCCGACGGCGCGTTGGCGCCGGTCATATCGAGCTGCCCGCCGGGGTACGCTTTGCTCAGGATGGTATTGTTGCTCTCCCTCGAGCGAGCCGGGGCAACCAAGGCCGACAGCGCCCCGCAGTCGCGGATCATCGGCGCCACGCGGTCCTTGCTGAACGACTCCGCGGTCTCGACGGTCGGCTGCACGCAGAGCATCGGGCTCGGCTCTTGGTGCGTGAAGTAGCCGATCGCATTGAGGATCAGTTCCGTCTTCGCTGCTTGTGATGGTGAGACCACGACGATCTCCTGCGTGGTCCGGTCGCTCACGGCGTCCATGATCTCAGGCAGGTACGGCACCATCGTGTTGAGCCACGGCCCGTGGTTCGCCGTCGCCTCGGGACTCAGCACCCGGTACTTCTCGGCCCACTGGCTCATCGTCAGCCGGGGCAGGGGCCGACAGTGCCGGCGGAACCGTTCGCGGGTGACGCGGTTGAGCGCCTCGCGTCCGAGAGCGTGGGTCATGCCGCCGCCTTGGCTGGCTCTGGCTCGTCGATCACATCCTCGTCGAATGTGGACAACTCCACCACGATCCGCTCCGCTTCCGTTTCCGCTGCCAGCTCGGCGTCGGTCCCGAGATGCGCCAGGCGAACGGGCATCGCCCGCAGTCGAGCAGTCAGCCGATCGAGCACGCGGGCCAGTGCCGCCTCGTAATCGGCCACGCTCACCACCTCGCCGCGGGCCTTCGCCACGTCGATCTCGGCGAGTTCGGCTTCGGCGTTGGCCTTGCGGGTGCGTGCCGTCTCGAGGTCGCCGGGGTTCGCCTCGACCACCGCCTTCTCGGCCTCGCGCTTTCGCAGGTTGATCGCGCAGTCGGGCTGCCGATACTCGACCGCTTTGCGCTGGCGTGTGACGAGCACCGCCGGTTCCTGCGCTCGGATGTACTGGAGCGTGCGGACGGCCAGTCCCGTCTCCTCGGCGAGCTGGTTGAGTGAGACCCAGCGCTCGCTCATGCGCCCCCCAGGGCAAGTGCAGCCGTTACCGATAATCTATTCTCTAGCGAATTACCGTGGTCCGCGGGAATCCACGTCGGGCTCCCCCCTAGGGAGGACCCGTGAGCCTTTTGGCGTATTTCGTCCCCGAATCCGTGCGCCTTGGCGCGCATGGTGACTCCCGTCACAGCGTCATCCGAAACAGGGTCTCTTCGATGGC